TGTGCCTACGATCGATGCTGTTATGGAGCACGTGTATCCAGGCCAGTTTATCGGCCAAGACTATGAGCTTATACGCAAACGCATGGCTGGCAGTCTGATCAAAAAAACTATCCAACGTCTCAAGACACCAGACAGCTTTACGCCTAGACTTACACTGTGCCCCGCCGACAAGTCGCACGACCGACCGATGCAGTGTGACTACTGCCCGATCATGTGTGACGGGCGCAACGAGTCTAACCGTATGCACAAAGCCGACGTGTGGATTCATATACACGGCGCACCGTCCGTCATCGGTGCATGGAAGCGCAGCCCGCACTGGCAAGCATGGCTGCAAGAACTCACAGAAACTCGCAACAGACTAAAGGAGGAAGTTGCATGAAGATTCACGTGCCAAAATGTCACGTGTGCAAGAAGCAGGTCGGGCAGCCATACGCTGTCCGGCCGGGCTTCAAGCCCACCGAAGTATTGTGCTTTAGTTGTCCTGACGACACAGCACAGCCACCTCAACCAAAGTCACGTACCGCAAGTGCGGTACGTAAGCCGCTACCTAAACCGCGCAAGCCGTTGTCCGATAACCGCTGGCGTGACCACGTAGGCTCCCCTGACGGGCCACCAGACAGCCTTGCTGACACCCTTCGGCCTGCCTTTGACGACGAGTGGAGTACTCTCAATGACTAAGAAACCAAAGATTTACGCCCACGGCTTCTTGGCTCTTGCCACAGGCTTACATCCCCATTTGCTCGAAAAGCAGGGCGGTTTGTATGTGCATGTGTACCGCAACATTAATCGCGACTGTTGGTCCGTACGCCACAACGGCAAAGTGTTGCTGCTTGCCGACAAGGTAAAACTCGAGGATTGCTCGTTTCATATTCAACCCGCAGGCCAAAGGAAAGTACGCAGGCAACGCATCAAGAATGTCCACGCCTACATCAAAGGACGAATGACTAACTTTATGGCTGACGACAAATGGAATCAAACATTAGGCGGCCACATGGGCGTGACGTACAACCCGTACCAACACGACACGTTTATGGAAATCTACAAACGAGCAGATCAACATGAAATACTATCACCTATCAAAAAATCCGCTCGCCACTGGTCGAACGTCGAGTTTCATTCCACAGGTCAGGTGTCCGGAGATCCGTGGTGAAATACACAATTCGCACAAGAATAATTCGAGACGATCGGACGATACAACTTACGGCTTACGAGGAGCAACCCCTCGCAAAAGTTACAGCAAAGTACCGTTCGCTAGAACGTCGTCTGCTTGACATATTCTCTTTCCGCATTGAAACGATTGATGATTCGGTTACATGGATCGGGAGGGGTTCTCGTGACTCGCAAAAGAAAAACGAGCAATAAGCGCCTGCGGATTCGCAACCGAAAAATCTTCAACGAGGCGTACCCAAAGGACGGGTCGGCCGGCCCGCCACGCGTCGTTCTGGCTAACCGGTACAACCTCAGTGTGTCTGCAATCGACCGAGCTTTGGCATCCGCTGCCGATGAATTGCGACGCAAAAATGAGCGCATGTACCTGGCTCAAACACAGCAAATAGAACTGGTCGAACCAGAACAGGAGGTAACAAGTGAAGGACTTGTAAAGATGCTAAATGATCTCTTGACAAACAAATAACAATCAAGCATGAAGACCATGCAACAACACACGTACCGCAAGTGCGGTACGTAAAGGAGGACAACATGTCCAAAAAGAAATATCTCAGAGCTAACGATGTATTCTCAGAAGAGACGTTAGCCAAATGCCGTAACGAGCTACGACGAGCCGGTTACAACGGCGTCACTGTTCGCTTCCCCGTGCCACAGAGCACCCGTGGCGCATCTATGTCGCTCAAGCTGCGCGCTATCAGAGCGGTCGTCCAAGCCAAACTTGACGGCGGGTCGTTTGCCGAAGCCGGTGCAGCCGCCGTGCCACACCTCGGACGCGCTGTGACCAGGCAGACCGCAGCCGACTGGTTCAAGCGCTACGCACCGTTCGTTCGAGAATCCGATGATGTGCTCATCACCGCAACCACGGAGGGGCAATGAGTAATCCATGTAAAGTGTACACCTTCTTCGGCGAGCCCAGTTTGGAAAAGCTCCAAGAGGCCGTCGGTGGTTACATCGAAGAGGTCCGGTGCCCCGATGGTCGCCTGATGTATGTCAATGAAGACGGCCGCATGAAGCAGTTGCCAGTCAACGAGATGGCATCTGACATCGCAGGTCGCATGATCCTCGGCGACGTTGCGTTCGTCAAGGATCTCAAAGGAGGCAACGATGAGTCATCAAACTGACGGCAGTGCATCCAAAGAGGCGCTCGAGTCCGTGTGGTCACGCCTCTCCGAGGTCCAAAAACGAATCCTTGCTTACGTCGGCATGTGCGGCTTGCGAGGAGCCACAGATCGGGAGATCGAACGAGCGCTGCGCATCGACCCAAAGATGAACACACGCACTCGTCGCAACGAGCTTGTCGAGATGGGTCTGATTGTCGCCACAGGCAAAAAGCGCGAGAGCGAGTACGATGGTGTGATCATTGGTCGCAAGGCAAACATCTGGGTCAAGGACACGTTTGCTTGGGCCTTTGAGACTGATGAACCACCGAAGTGCAAACACCGGATCGCTTTTGCTGAAGCTGCCGAGGATCTAGCCCGAACACTCAAGCGTTTAGCTCGTGATCTGCGGGTTACTGATGAGTGGGTTTCGGATATCAAACTGCGGCTTGAGTACGCAGCGACGCTGGGTGCTTTCAATAAAGCTGAGTACTCGTACATGGTCAACCACGACTCTCGCGCGCTCGCACACGTGAAAACGGAGGGTTAAGTACTATACACCGAAGTACGGTACTTATTTTAAATCAAAAAAACGTTTTTACTTAACTAAGTAGTAGCCAACTAACGGAGGAACAAATGGCTAAATTTAAAACGGATGAAGAATATTTTGCGGATCGTGAGTACGTCCGCAAGGGGTGGCTGGATAAGATCACCCTACAGCCCGACATGGGAGGCAGCCCAGCGATGCTCAAGGCTTACCTGGGTAAAGCGGTGGCCGATAAACCCACAGCAGCGATGCAGTTTGGGACAGCTTTCCACGGGTCGCTACTGGAGGGCCGGGCGCTGCGTCCGATCCACGCTAGTCGTCGAGGCACTAAAGCCTACGAAGGCGAGGTAGCGATGATCTTAGAGAGCGAGCCTAATGCACACTGCTTACCCGTCAAGGACTATGACCGAGCCATGTTTATGCGTGAAGCGGTGATGAACCCAACAACAGAAGCGGGTGAGTTTGCTAAGCATTTACTGGTCGGTCTGCCGGGAATGAACGAGTACGTGTTCCACGGGACAATGTCGGTCGATGGCACATGCCTGTCGGACGAGACTCGTAACAGGCTGGGCCTAGGAGACTATGGCAGGGCGGGTGCTTTCTACGACATCAAGGTCAAAGCAAAGATTGATCGCTTATGCGCTGATCAGGGCAAGTTGATTATTGTTGACCTCAAGACTTCGGCCGACGCCTCGCCTGGCGCATTTGCTCGATCAAGCGCCAAGTTTCGCTATGTATACCAACAGGCATACTACAATCGGGTAGCTAGGCGGTGGAGGCTGCAGCGCACAGAGCACGAGCGACGAGAAACCGACCATGACTTCTTGTCGCAGGATTGGTTTGACACTGAATACTGGATGGTTGTTGTGCAGTCCGACCGCTCAGGTATTGTTGCAGCGTACCAGTGCGATCCTGACGACATTGAGCGAGAAGAAGAGCAGCTTCGTGCTGACTTGGCGCTGTACGCTCAGTGCAAACTTGAAAACAAATGGCCACCGGCCGAAAGCAAACCAACTACTTTGAGTTTGCCAAGCTGGTATTGGAGGAACAATGGCTAGAAGAGGAAAACGGATTGACCCTCATACTGAGGAGATCCTGCAGAAATTTAATCTCGATCCGAAAGAGTGCTTGTGGGACTGCCACGGCACTTGGATCTTACTTCACAAATGGGTTGTGCTTATTGGGCAGCGCGCTGGCGTTATCCTTGACCCACCTAAGATCATTGAGACCAATGCGGAAAAGAAGACCGTAGTAATTCAGGTCTCAGGTCAGCTTGGTAAGGGTGACGATGCGCCACGGGCCTGGACCTTTGGTGAGGCAGCACCGGCAAACAATAAGAACGCTTACCCGTTCGCTATGGCTGAGAAGCGCGCCAAGGATCGTGTGATCCTAGAGCTTGTTGGTCTAGCTGGTCATGTCTACACCGATCAGGACATCCCCGACATGAATAACGGCAAGCCGGTGTGGGAGATCAAGCAGAATGAACGTACCGCAACTGCGGTACGTGAAGACGCTGCTGCCTTTGCTGCTGCTATGCGCAAGGCTCAGAGTCGTGATGAGTTACTGAATGTGGCTGGCCGCATTTCAGAGAATAAAGAATTAACGAGCGCCGATAAGGCGGAATTACGAAACGTGTTCACCGAGGTTGAGCACAATCTAGGAGGCCAAAATGGCTAGAGGTGTCAATAAACACATCATTGTAGGAAACGTCGTTCGCCGGCCCGATGTGGGGCTGACTAAGGGTGACGTGGCAGTATGCACACTGACCGTTGCGTGCAGTGAGCACGGACCCAACGGTGACGAGGTCGAGTTCTTTGACTGCATCGTCTTTGGTAACTCAGCCAAGTTTTGTGGCGACTACTTGGACAAAGGGCGTTGCGTCTATGTCGAGGGTCGGGGTAGGCAACGAAAGTTCACCGACAAAAACGGCAACGATCGAGTCAAGTACGAGATCAAAGCTTTCAAGGTCGAGGCGCTTGGCTCAGCACGGTCTGACAACCAGTCGCAAGGATCATACGGAGGCCAGTCGCAAGGCGGTGGTTACGGTAGTTACAACTCGGCCGGCAGCGATGAGGAGGCCCCGTTTTGAGCAATAAAGTAAAGATTAACGGCAAGAAGCCTAAGAAGGAACCGGTCATGGAATTGACACAGGATGAGACCAACAACCTCGATCAGATCGCCGCTAAAGTACGCGAGGCGTACAAGGAAGAAGAAGAGCTAAAGGAAAAGATGCTCGAATTAGCTGCGGTTCACATCGAAGCTCACGCTGCGAGTATTGCCCACTGGGACGATGCCATGGCCAAAGCTGTCGAGGTGATCAATACGGGCCGGGAAATTTACACCGGATCATGGGAGGGCCGACTGCTGTGGCTCGAACGGGCAGCCGAGGTTATGCAGTTAGATGTTACGCGCTCTGCAGAGTACAACGATGGCGAGATTCACCTGTACTGGTCAGATGTTGACGGCAAGGTTATGATGAAGGACGGCGAGCCTGAGTTACGCATTGAAACAATGGATCACTTGCGCAGCTTGTGCTTGATCAAGGTTCCCGATGACAAGCCTGCTAACGATAAGGGTTGATGTACGACCCATAGCGAAACAAAGCACAAGGTTTGGTGGCGGGAGGGCTTATACCTCCCGTCGCCACCTTGAGTACGCCAAAGTTATTGCAACGGCTTTGGCAGAACAACTGGAGGAACAATCATGGGTAACCGAGGACACATCCCCTTTATCCGTTCATATACAAGCTCATTTCCGGTGGCCGAAAAATACAAAGAAAGCGATCAGGAACAGCATCGAACCCCGAACCTCGATCCCCGATTGCGACAACATAGCGAAGCCTGTTCTCGACAGTCTCAAAGCTCTATGGGACGACGATCGACAGGTCGCCGATTTGCGGGTGCGCAAGTTCAACTCGCCAAAGGATCAACTCGTCATCACTGTGCAACGATGGCACTTTCCTTTGGAGCCGGTTGAATGAAACACCCAAAGTTATTTATGGACAACCTGCGTAAGCAGTTTGCAGCCAGCGGCTTACAGACCGACCCTAACAAGCCACCAACCCCGGTAAAGTGCGCCATAGGGCACGTGGTGCATTCTGAGTGGGTAGACAGCGGTGAGTTTAGCCACTGGTCAATGCCCGACCCAGAGAAGTGCAAAGAATGTGCAAAGCGCGAGAAGAAGGCTTTGTATGTGGATCTCCTGATTGAGCGATTCAATAAGATGGGCATCCCGACACAGCACCAAGAGTTTAGTTTGGGGTGGGCTCCGAAGCAAAGTTACACACAACGTGAGATTGTTGGTGACCGAGTTGAGTTTCGAGACGTTGTTATGGTGGATAAGCACAACCAGCACGTCTACCGAACGCTGCTCAATCACGAGCGCCAGCAGTGGAAGATGTTTGCAGGGCCGGTCGGCACAGGGAAAACAACGTTTGCCACAGCGTTGATGATGGACATGGTCGAAGAAGACCGGACCAAATACCCACACAGCATATGGACGACTGAGTCAGGTCTCTTTAGGGCTTGTGACGTAGCAGGCGCTAAGGATTACAGCCAGCGCGTGAAGCAGCTACAAAAGTATGTGGATGCTGGCATTTTGCTTATAGACGATCTAGGCGCATCGCGTCGGCCACTGACCGACTGGCAAGGAGGGGCGATGCGAGACCTGTTTGATCACAGACACAGCAATCACAAACCCACACTGCTCACGACTAATATCGCTTCTTGGGAAGACCTAGCTAAACGCTACGGCAAGCATGTAATCAGCCGAATGGTTGAGCGTTGCGAAACAATGCACTTGTTAGCAGGACCAGATCGTAGGTTGCGCTGACGTACCGCAAGTGCGGTACGTAAAAGAAGAGGCCACCGCATGGTGGCCCCTTCCCTGCAACAACATCGGAGGAACAATTTCCGATGATAGATGATAGTTTATGCTAAAGAGCGCGTCAACGATTGCTTACCAGCGCCATTTGACACCCACTAAGCCACGCCAGTCTGCTTCTTGCCCCCATTGCGCTCCTGCTTCCAAGGAAGCTGTGAGATCAAGTTCTTTGCCGATGCGATGGCGAGCACTGAGGCCAGCGTCCCACCGATCAGTATTCCCAGCAAGACTGAGATCAAGACCCCCAACGTCTCCAGCATCTAACGCTACCTGTTTTAGCCCTCGGAGGGCTTGTCCAAAGGGGCCGCAGCCGCCTCTACAGCAGCGCGCTTCTGCTTCGCTACGTCTTCCATGCTGATACCCATAACACCAGCCACGGCTCCGATCACACTGGTCACAATAACCGTGGTATCGAGGTCAGGCCAAATAGCCTTTGAAATAAGAGGAAGAACGGCTGCAGCAATGCTAAGCCACAATTTTCGTGATGCTAATTTACCAGACATAACGTCTCCTTAAGATGTAAAGTAAGTGCAAATAAACTTTTGTGCAGCAGTTCCGGTAGCACGGATTCCGACGCCTTCACCTTCTCTTTTACCCACAAGGTTCTTAGCGCCGTAATCAACAGCAATTTCAAACGACGCACCCGGAACAACTACAATTCCATTTACTACAGCAGCGACACCGCCCGCACCATTGCTGACCAATTGCGACAAGGTAACATTGTTTACACCGGAGTTATAAAGAATCATGTAATTCGTATCAGGCCGAATGTTGGTTGAGCCATCGTTGAGATCAAGCGTAGTCCCTGAAAACGTATTTTCCACTACTCGAGTCTGCGAGTTCCATACAGGATTGTTCTTTTGTAATACTCTATTAAAATCAGCCATTGTCTTTCCTATGGATGTACCGGCAAGCCGGCTTGGTAGTTATTAATAATCTGCTCTGGGCTCAATGCAGCGTTGTAAAAGCGCACGGTGTCGCAGCGTCCCTCAAGGTAGTCTGTTGAATTTTGCGCTCGCCCGACTTCCCAGTCTATCAAGGGGCTAGCCTGCATGACCCCGCCTCCCGTGGCGTCTTCATCCTCAAGTACGCCATCAACCCACATTTGAAACGGCTGCCCCGCTCCGTAGTTCACAACAACAAAATGATGCCAGTCGCCATTTGTGTAGTTTGAGGTCGAGGTCAGAGCCGTACTTGGCGCTCCAGCGCCTGCACCAGTATGCCATAAGCCGGCTTCTGCTTTGCCAGTATTATCTCGCATCGTCATGTACAGCGATCGCTGCCCAACATTGTCTTTAGACACAACTCGCTCTGACCCCTGCGATGAATCATGGTTTTGCGAGCACCAGGCTTCAATAGTAAAAGCCCCGGTAAAGTTTAGGTCGGCTGGTTTACCAATCGTGTAATAATCATCACCATCAAACTCTGGCGGGTCAGTCACCACACCAGTCATGTTGTTGGAGCCAACCGAATCAGTCCATGCTGATGATGTTTGGCCGCTAGGCATATATTGGCTGACTAAGTTTTCCGTCGTCACGGCTACCGAGTGTGTCGGCTTGCCAGCATGGTAATCCCTTAGTAACTCATCAACAGTTAAAAGGCGGTTGTAAACACGCAAGGTGTCTAAATAACCGGTCCAGCTATTGCCAGAATAAAGCCCCCGGAACAAGCGCAAGGGCTGAGTGCTTGCTGCAAAAGTAGCAGGATCTACCGTTCCCGTAAGCACGCCATTCTTATATCCCTTTACAGTATTTGGCGTCCCAGGCTCCCAAGTAAAAGCAAGAAATGCCCAACCTAAGCCAATGCCCTCCGGGATAAGCGGCCCTTTGCCTACTGATGGAGCCGTGGTTGACACCCACTCGTAATCAGGATTGGGAACAGCGGAAGGGAAATCTTGAACCTTCCATCCGTTGCCGCTTGTGCCAACCTGGCGCGTTGACATAATAATACAGTTGTCACCTATAGCGCTTTCGTTCTTTGCCCAAAACGTTACCGTAAATGTTTTTGTTGGGTCGTTTGCGCTTAGCACGCTAGCCAAATCAACCATTTCATTGGCAGCTTTGCCTGCAGCGTTAAAATAAAAGTCAGCTAGAGTTGATGCGGTGGTTGCTGTTCCGTTGTTGGCATTCGTAGATACATCATACCAAACACCAGTGGCCGCATTAGCACTATTCTTTTCCAGCCTTACTTCAGCGCCACCAGTTGGGTAAAGCGCTGATGAACCAGTCGCAGAGCCCCGTCTTGATTGTTCTGCCGCAAGGAGGTGTTTACGTCTCATTTTTTCTTGGCCGCTGCTTTCTTTTTGGGTGCAGCTTTCTTCTTAGGTTTTAGCTCGGCCATACGACGCGCAACTTCTCCATCAATGTACGCACTCATCGCTCGGCCAGAGCCAAACGTCTGCCGGCGTGCCCGCACCTCTTCTCTCACTTCGTCCCATAATTTCTGTTCGTCACTCATCGGTTTTCCATCCAATTGTTTATGCCGAGCGCCAGAGCATCACCAATGCGCTCAAGACCTCTAGGCTCTAATAACGGAATATGTGCCTCGTTGTCTACAAAGCACGGCTCGAAACAAATACCACACGGTTTGCCCACAAAAACGCCCTTGATGGTATTGAACGCATGAGTTGTCCAGTCGTTGGGCTGAGCGGGCCGAGTCAAAGCACGCTCAAGCTCAGGGCACTCTTCCACTAAAGCGTCAGCAATAAAGTTAGCGCAGTTCTTACCCATTGTGCTTCGGTGGTCATAAAACGCAGCGCCGTAATCACCTTTCCCGGCGTTCAGGTGCGCAGCAATATAGACCGATGTACCACCTGCCATATTGGCGTACTCGAGAACCCTGGCGTGGCGCTCCGAGTAGCGACCGTCACTGATGTTGATGACGTTGATGCCTAGCTGCCTAAGCTTGCGCTCTGCTGCTGCCAAGTAGTCAAGCACCATGTCAGACTCGTGTCGCCCCACCAGCCGTGAGTATGCACCTTGGTCAGATGGCTTGCGGATCTGGCCAGCGTGCTGTCGATCTAAAAACACTGTCTTACTCATCAACGGTCCTTTCGCCAACGTATTGCTTCATTTCTATAAAGGCCTCGTCAAACTCAGTAATAACCGCTTGAAACCACTGATCTAAGCGTCTTAATTTAGCAAGCCTTTGCTCGGAGCTAGCATCTAAATTAGCGTTAATTGTCTCGGCTTTATTTTCTTTTATTCTGTGCAACTCACTAACCGCTTGTTTCCATGCTCGTAATTGGGTTTTAGGATCATATTGCGAAACGCGATGACCAAACAGGTTCTTTAACAAGTGAGCGTCGGTTCTTGTGTGTTGTTGCGGGTCCATTCGCCTGTCCAATTCAGACCTACTAAAATAACTTAAAGGGTTTATTACAGTTGCCGCTGAATCAATTCCGGCTACTTGGTAACCGGGCATAAGCATGTCCGCGAAATTCCAAGCGTAATCAGACAATGTCTGTTTCCAGTCAGTTTCATCACCAAGCTCTTTACCTGTTTTGGTTCTGCCGGTTGTGTAGGTATCCAGCATTCCAAGTAAAATTCCCTTATCCAACAGCACGTTTTCAACAACTAGCTGCGCACCACCCTTTTGGCGTCTTAGTCTTTTTTGCAGTTGAGCCCTGCCCTCACCGCGAAGACCGTGTTCAGCCTTACCCATTGAGCCAGCTTCAAGCTCAAACGCCTGAAGTATTGTCCACAGGCCGGAGGCGAAATTTCGTTGGCCTACAGTTGTATAGCTTTTTTCACCTTTAAAATCGGCGGTCATTTGTTGGTATTGAGGAATCATCCTGCGCTTGAATTTGTCGTCTGCCTCGACGTGATCATAAACGTTTGCTACTAACGATCTACGAGCCGAAGCACCCATTGCATCAAGCATTAGCTCGTTAAAAATCAGAGGGTCGTTTGTCATCATTGGAAAATCATCAAAGAAGGTATGGTAAACAATACCCTTCTTAATGCCCGGAATATCTACCGTCTTCCAAATCCACGTTCTAAACGGGCCACCTATTGCAAAGTCATATTTTTTCACAACTCGCAAGAGTGCCTGTGCGTCAGCAAAGTCAACATAACGAGCGTTTGCTTTGCCCATAGCCGATTGGGCTCTGGCCTGATTAATAAGCGGGTGATCAATAGAGTCAACAACAGTTCTTTTTCCACGCGGATTTACAAACTCAAACTTTCCATTTTTAAGCCTAAACACGCGTCCTAAAAGATAACCAGTATTTACATCTCTTAAAGTAACCCTTTTGCCAGGGCTTAATTTTCCAAGAGCTTCTCGAGTGCGAGCCATTTCACGGATGGATGTGTCTACTTTAAAGATAATGTCGCCCTGCCGATAAGCTTCAATTAAATTCTTTGTAAGACTGCGGACGGTCGGAGCAACACCCAAAGGAAGATCCCACGACCCAATGCGTCCTTGATGGGTAAGGTTTTGAATAAAGTCCATCAGTGCGGATCTGTTTGTTGGCGCATTGGCGTTTTTAATTCCGTGTGTAACCGCCCCGGCAACTTCAGCGTCAATAAACGTAGCCCAATCAAAACCCGTGTCTCTTAGGTAGTTAAAATCAGCTAAAACATCAGGGCTTATTGTGTCTGGAGCCCATTTTGCTTTCTTTCCAAGCTCGATGGTCTGAAACAACTGGATAAGCCCTGTAACAGGATCAACACCGTCGTGAGCTAATTTGTTGTAATAATTAGACATGACGTTATTAACAGCGGTTGCCGGCCTTAACGCCGTAAGGTTCATCTTAATGTGCTGTGCCATTCCAGTCATAAAAGGGGTGTCATACTGTAACAACTGCGCCGTTTCGTGAAGCCAGCCAAGCGTTGATCGCAAGCCAGTGTCTACATACGTGTTAGAATTAATTCCCAGTGTTTCGCCTAACGAAGAAAGGTCATCAACCATTACCGGAAGCTTGCCTCGAGCCAAGCCAGCGCCTCGTTCATAAACACTGTGAGAAGACGCCCCAATATCGCTCATTGACGGAATTGTGTTGTCAAGAGTTGTGTAACCATCATTGTACATTTTTGCTGCTGTTTTGACTAAGTCTACACCGTCTTTACCAATTCGTTTCGATAATTCTGCCATGTACTCCGGGCTTTGGATAAACACATCAAAATCACTTCCCTTGCCTTTGAGTACGGCAGGAAAGCGACCGTGCTGTTTATGGTAAAGGTATAAACCCTCACCGTAATCTACGGTCATTCCGTCGTCGAACCAGCCTTTAATGCCGGATACTTCTTCGGCTACTATTCTTGCGCTCATCCGGCCTTCTACATGACGTGCCATCATATGGCTCATCGTATTTAACGACGACGACACAGCGTCTGTAAGAACGGTTCCTTTGGCTTCTGTCAAAGCCCACTCATCAAAAATTTGAGATAAGCGAAATGATTTACCCCCACGCACAATAACAGGATCGAAAATGCGAAACAAAGCACCGCCGTTAGAGCGGCCCTGGCTAAAATTCTGAATAAGCTTGTCCAGGCCCTGCCCAAACTGTTCTTTTGAAAACTCCTTGCTCTTTACATGCCTTTTACCGAGAAGCTTCTCAGGTAAGTTGTAGCCTTTTTCGTCAAGCAACCACGAACGAAAACGCCCTCGTGCAGCTTCACTTCCAAGCAACCGGGCATGAGCATTATCCGAAATAAAAGACATTAGTGTTTCAGCATAAATTTGGCGTATTTTGTTTACGCCGCCTTTGCCACCAAGCTTAATAATCTCACGAACAGTTGCAGCGAGATCGCCGGGCACGTCAACGTCGCCAAGCTGGCGCGAAATCTTTGTTAGCTCGCGCTTGGATAAATTAAGCCCGCCCTCGTCTCTAACCATTTGCTCGGCAATTTCTATAATCAACTTATAGTGCCTTGGGATAACACCGTCAGGAGCAACCCTAATACGCTCCATTATGGCTCCAAGCCTTGCCCCAAGGTCAAAGCGAGGCGGTTCAACACCTTCTGGAAGCTCGTAAGGAAATCTCCTGTTGCCATGTAACGGGTCCATATAGCTGGAGCTAAACTTCCCAGTCTTTTCGTCGTATTTATTTACCTGGCTCACATACTCTGTTAATCTAGGAGCCTCTGCTATATCGCCAAATAAAACTGCTCGCTGGCGCAGTGTTAAGTTAGCAATGCTTCTAAGCATCACCTCTTGAGCGGCCGCCAGATATTGATCATTTCGCTCAAAGCGCTGTTGCTGTTTTTTTACTTGATTATCGCGTTTTTTCGCTAAGTTTTCGAGTATAGTAGATTCTTTTTGTGCCGCTTTGTTTCCATGCTCTTGAAGCTTTATGTTGGCGTTTTCAATTTTAGAATCAATTTCCAACATAGCATCATCAAACGCTTCCTTAAGCGCAACTTGCCGGTCTGCAAAAGAGCGATCTAAACCAGCTAGCTCATCTCGTTTGTTGCTAATTCTGTTTTTGTAACCTTCCGCTCGTGCTCCCTCTTTTGCACGCTGGCCTTTAAAGCGGTCAAACTTAGCTTGTGCGTTTGCGAGGGTGTCTTTTAGCGGTTGCAACTCCGCTTCTTTTGCTAGTTCAAGCTCTTGCTTTAGTTGGTCATATTGTTTTTTGGTTAGACCACCTTTTCTGCCTTTGTGCCTTCTAAATAGGTTGCGCTTTTTGGTAAGCGCCCCAAGCTTTGCACTGTAGCTTCGGTTGACGTTTGCAATCGCTTCTTCGGCTACCGTGATCGTCTCCTGCCAGTCTTTAATTTTCTTTCTTGACCAACGTTTGCTGTGAGCCATGCCGTCGTTAAGCACAGATTCAATACTAGTTCGCTGCTCAATAAGGGTGCCTATTTCTTGGGTTGTAGCAATTCTAACGGATCTGTGCTCATCGGCTAAAGCTCGTTTGTCTAAATGATATTGCTGGCGTGTCTTTTCACGTAATTTGTTTAGTGCATTAATTGTACCTTCATGCACTCGTGTAGCTCGAGCAAGGGCCGCTGTTGCCCGTTGTAACTCTTCCGGCGTTTGAAGCTTCTCCTCTAAAGCGGCTGTTTCCTCTTCGACTTTAGCTTTGTAGTCATCTTCAATTTGCTTGAGTTTTCGCTCATGCCTTAGTCTTTGTTGAACACGCAAGTGATCAAGACGCTCAATGCCCAGCGACGGAGCGTTTTCCGCATCCATAGCCCCCTGCCTTTTGAGAGACTCGTGCCAGACAAGGTTTTCTTCCATGAGAACCTCACGAATGGCTCTTTGGTACTCTGGAAACCGCTCGTATTGAGGAAGCGCTTCGTTTACCACATCATCAGTCAAACCGAGCCGCTGTTGATATGCTCGAAGAACGTTCTGAGGAACAGCCTTACCTTGAGACAGCGCTCTTTCTACTAAGAACGGGTGAACCTCGTGAGCGTGAACAAGCTCTCCCGGTACATAAGCAACCCCTCCGTCACCGCGCTCTGCCGCTTTTTGTAGCCCTTTACCTAAATCAGCTACATTGTCGGCAAACGCTATACCATCTATTGACCCAGATCGTGATTGCAGGTGCCTTAGCATCGTGTTCTGAAGACGACCGCCGGCCTCAAGAGCCACACCGTAGTTAGTTACCTTGATGTTTGGTTGGTCAATTTGTGTTAGTTCAAAAGCGCCCCTGCCCAAGCGCGCTGCCTCTGGTATTTCCACCAACGGGTTAAGGCCACCAAAGTCGTTATCAAGTCGCTGTAATGGATTGACTGTATAATCCATAAAAGAGACAACCTGACCATTCTGATTAACGGCGTATAACGTCTCCTGACCGAAACCAGACCGATGAACATAAAGACGATTGTTGCTCATATTGCCGCCGGGTCGCTCGACTTCGATAACGGCAGCACTCGTACCGTCGTATGCGGTGTTCCTTCGAGAAGCTCTAGCTTTGTTTACGTCAGCGATAAAAGCAGCGACATTATCAATGGTGGTCGGCGAAAGCAAATTATCAAACGTACCGAGCCCAACAACCTCGACAGGGATTGATTCACCAGGCAAATGATCCCAAGCTTCAGCGCGACCTGCTATGTCTTTTTCAACAGCGTTTAAATTTTCTTCAGCTTGATTTAGACGGCTTCCGGGTTTTGCACTAGCTGCATCAACCTCAGCAAGCGCGTTCGCTTTGATTTTATAAATTGTAGATGTGTTGTAAGGGACTTGGTTGGTGTCATATAAGACTCCCCCGTCATCCAAGATTCTTTGACGTTCTTCAGCAAGTTTGGCTACATCTGCTTTAACCTTATTGCCAGCAGCAGTTGTTTGAGTTTTAACTGATTGCGCAACATCAGCCATCAATGGGTCAGACTGACTCGCAATATCCGCCATCATTCTGTTCCATGCAGCCGTTTGCGCATCGGGCGCTCTCGATCGAGTAAGAGCTAGACCTCCCGGAATTCCAGCAAAAAGAGCGAAAGCAAGGTAGGGGTCCGCAGTATCCCAATGGTGATTTTCAAGGGCGTTAGCCATTGTTCCATACAGCAACCCCTTTTTAAGCCAGGGGTTAAGAAGCCCAACCTCTGCGGCATAATCCACTACCTCCGAGCCCTTTTTAAAAATCTTTGCCGATTCACCTCGCTCTTTTAGTCGTTGTTTCAGCGTTGGATTTTCATCTACAGCTTTTTGGAGGTCTCTGTTTCTACGCAGGCCTGTTACAAGCTTGTTAGACAGCAGTGCTTGCAACCACTTGTTTGTAGCTAAAGCGCCTTCAGGGCTGGTTAAAACCCTTTGTACGTGCCGGTTAACATTATCAATAACAGATCGAGGCAGCCCGTATGCTTTTTCGTTTACACCCATTTTTGCAGCTAGGCTCTCTAGCTCAGCAACAGCCAGACCAGCTTTAGCAACACCTGCTTTAGACAGTAGCTGCATAAACGGAAGCAGCGTTAAAACTGTTGTAACAGGCTGGGTGTTCCATGACTTTGTTGGGTTAGCTATAATCTGAACCATAGCTCCCATCATTTTAGGCACTAAGTCTTTATGGCTAGAATAACCTTCTTCAAGTTTATACATAAACTTGTCCCAACCCCGCGGGCTTTGAAGAACCTCCTTTAGCTCTTCTGGGGTATAAACTTTACCTCTAGCTTCTGTGTTTAACAGTGTACTGGGGCCAGGCAAAAACGCGCCTACAAGGTGCGCTATACCGGTAATTAACATAGCCCCATCTTCAACTGCTGCTTCACCTAAGCGATCACCGGCCTGGTTTTCCTGAACGTCTACATTCTCAAACCAGCCGTCAGTCATAGCCTTAAACGTATCAGAGCGCAGGTGTTCAGGAGCGCCCTCAGTTAATAGGTTGCCGACACCAAAAACGCGGCGAATTGTTTTTTGCTGCATAACCGGCCGCTCGTTGCCGTCTGCCCCTTTTTCCATGATTACAGCGCCTGTTTCAGGGTCTCGCTTAGGCTCCATAATGGGTTGGCCTGATTCATCGTACGCAGGCTCTTCGTAGTAAGCCGTGGTGGAATCAACGCCTGGAATAACATCTAGCAGTTCAGCAACAGCCGCCGTTGGAGCAAAACCAACCAACTCAGACGCAAACGCACCCAAGCTAGCGCTAGTGCCAAGCCCTGTACCGCCCCACTCACCAAGCATTCCCGCTACATCATACGGAATCATATCATTAGGCTCTGCCATTCCATACAGAGCAAAGTTTTCCACGTGGCGTTGAGTTTCTGCCTTGCGCCGCTTTAAGTCACTTAGCGTGCGCCATAAAACTGATGATGCTCTTTCGCCCTCACCCATGCTTTCATCGCCGCCCATTGTATCTATTCTCTGAAGTTCGTTGGTCACTTCGTCGATACGGCGATCAAGTAGCGCTAGCTCTTTTTTTGCTTCAATTTCTCCCGGAAGTTCCGATTCATCAACTGGAACATTTTCCCACTCTGCAATTAGCTCTTTCTTTCGCAAATCCGCTGCGTCAAACCGGCTTTGCGCTGCCAGCAAGCGGTGCAACGCCCCAAACGTTCCTCGTAAATTATGGCTGTATGAACCGCTCCTGCCAGATAGAGGGCGACGGGCCTCTTCAACAGCCGCCCGGTAGTCTGGGTTGTTTTCGGCTAGATTATAAAGATACTCTCGAACCGATCCGGCAGACTCAGCCATCTGCTTCAAGGTTGTCATGCCTTTCGTTTCTAATGCCATTTCGTTGTAGCGCAAACGAGCCGCATCTAAACTACGCCTAAGACGCAGAGCCTCTCTGTTTGCCGCCTCAAGCCCAGGCGGCCGCGGCCTTGTTGCTCTGTTTCGTTTTCTAAACCAGTCTGTTGCCGCTTTGCGTTTTCTTTGTGTCTCAAGCAGAGCTTCTTGACGCTGGTTTTCTCCAACCAACCTTAGCGCCTCAAGGCTCTTAAGAAGAGTCATTCCGTTAGGTGTTTGCTTGGCTAAATTAATTAACTCCGGTTCTACGCCAGGTATGGATGACATAAGGACTTCTGGGTCCATTGTAAGCTCTGCCACCGGCTCTAAATCAGGAAAACGCTCTTGGATTTGCCTGGTTACATCTGCAAACTGCGCATCAATTTGCTGTCGCTCATCCAGTTGCTGTGTCGGCACCCCAATCGGGATCGTTTCCCGTCCTGGCGGAAGGTCTGGTGCCGGATCAGGTGATACGGCTACAGGCTCTGCAAAGTATTCATCTATTGTTTGCGTTGGAACAAATTTGTCGCGTAGTGATTTGTATTTTTGGAACGGCCCTCTAGGTATTGCCCCCTGAGACAGCGCATTAATATCAACACCGCTTTTTTTAAAGTAGTTTATTACTTCGCTTCGTTTAGGGCGTCGTTTTCGTACCTCAACGAAGCGGTCGTGAAACGCCTTCTGAGCTTCGAGAATACTACTCATCGGCATCTCCCATATAATCTTGCGCCTGCTCCCTATCCAAAATTGGTCTCATCATTCTCGGAAAGTTGCGCCTTAACAAGGCGTCTTTTAAAGCGTCGGCTCGCACCTTAGCCTTGGGATCACCTTTGTCCTCTACTACTTGTTCGTAAGTGTTAGTCTTCTCGTTGTACATCAAACCAGCGCGCCTGTTTTGACTGTCGAGCAATTGCACCAACTGAACGCTTTCTGGCCCACCCATATTAATAGCAGTCCTCCTTGCTGCTGCTGCTGCTGCTGCTGCATCAACACCCGACTTAGCGAGTAACGACTTGTGCCGGCTCATTATGTTTAGAAAGCGTAACTGAGCCTCTAGATTACGAATACCGTTTGAAAGATTGTTTTTGCCCACCCGCGCCGTGAAATTTGCGGGGTCTGCTAAACCGTTCTTTTTCAAAGAAAAGCGCACAGGAATTAGATTGCCGTTTTTGTCCCGTTTGTGTTCAAGCTCGCCTTTTAAAGCCTTTTCTAAAATCTCTGGCTTTACGGTGCCAGCTAACAATCCTTCTGCTTGTTGGGTAATTGCGTAGCCTGCTGTTCCCATGTTCAAAGCAGCTAATTGAGTAGCGCCCTTTAGCGATCCCGTCATTAATCGAAGTAGTTGGAAATATTGACGCTGGTAATCCTGAATACTTTCTTTTCCTTGTTTTTGCGATTGCATAAACTGGGCCATCGACGTCTTTCGTACTAGATCAACTGACTTGTCGCTGTTTGATGCCAGGCTTTTGAACAACTCTTTCACATACGGAGCAAAATTTGCCCCTCCTTTTTTCCCTGCCGCTGCAATGGTCTGTTTGCTTTTCTTGTCTAAGCCTTGTGGAAGCAGCGTATTTAACAAACGCGCATCAATTTCCCAAAGGTCTAGCTTACGCTGTTCACCCTTGTGCCATAATTCAATCTGCTTCAAAATTACGTCAGCGTGCTTCAGGTCAATCTCTACCGCTCTTGCTTCGGAATCAAGTTTGGCTTTTCGCTTTTGCTCAACCTCGGTCAACTTGGCCCCGTATTCCTGTCTCTTCGCAAGAAATTCGTTTTCCAAAGCCCTTGCGGCGCGACCCTCTACCTCTGAAATTTTTGAAGCTAGCTCTGCCCTCATTCGCCGCCGGCTTTGCCCATCACCTAAACCAACCGATTTTCGGTATTTTTCTAGCGCTCCTTGGTTTCGGTCTTGCTGCTCTTTGACGAGGTCACGACCCATCAAGCCGCCACCAAACGCTTCGACAAAGCCAATCTCTCGCTGATTTAAGTCTTGTAATAACTGTGCCTGCGCAGCGTCCCGAAGAAACTCTTCTTCTCCGCTCAAGGGTGCCCCAGGCAAATTAGCGTTATATTCCTGAGCCAGTAGTTGATACGCTACCGACTGCCTAGTTCGCTTGTTTTGGTCTGCCACTGAAGCCAGTTGAGGCGGGGCCGGGATACCGGGAAGCTTAGCTGTTCCTACGGCTGTATTTTTCACCCTGGCTGCTTCAACGGCTGCTTCAGCGGGGCTAAGTTTTCTTTTGCGCGATTTGTTAGCCATAACGGGCTCCGGGGAACGTACCGCAGGTGCGGTACGTGGGACTGGTTGTTGTAACAAGTCTGGTTTTACGAGTGGGTCTATTACCGGCATTGGAGGCATAGCAACATTAGTCGGCGCTCGTGGCGCTGGTGGCGCTGGTGGCAACTGACTGTAATGTTGTAATGCTGGAACACTTGGCACCTGAAGAGGCGGCAGCCCTTTAAACGATGGAAGCTCTACTGGTGCTACCACTGGAGGCTGCGGTACTGCTGGCGCTCGTGTAAAGTCACCATACTGTTTTAATGCAGAACCTGAAGGCATGTTAAGAGGTGGCAACCCTTCAAAAGATGGTAGCTCTACAGGAGTTGGTTGCGGAACCGTTGCAGTCACAGCTTCAGCTAAGCCAACAGGGCTTACTAGAGCAACACCGGGCGGGGTGCTTGCTGCAGAGCGTCTTATCGTTGGCTCACCAAACTCAACCGTGCCACTTGGCGCTGTTGCAACCATTGTTTTGGGCTCTGCTTGCAGCGAGTCTACATACTTTTCTAAAGCAAGTAAGCGTTGATACTGCTCTTGCTCACTGCCTTGTGGGTTGTAAATATGATCAGTTAGCTTTCCAGCACGACCGCCTGATCCCGTATCAATCAAAGTCGGTTCACGAACAACAATCTGGTCATCAGGACGCAGCATTTTATCTAATTGCTGCTGCCTGTTAGGTTCATAGTTTAGTGCATAATCTAAAGTTTTAACAAAATCGTCACGGCCCCGTGTTTTGGCTATTTGTTTTATGTAACCAAGGTCGGTTCGGTCTATCTCCCCAGAACCGATGCCCGCAATTATTTCGCTGGGAGTCATTCGGTCCAAGCGCTCGAAAGCGCCTTTTCGATTAGCAGCAAACTTATCGTATTTGTAACCAAGTGACTCTATAGCGTTGTAATAGGATTCACCCGGAAGGTCTTTACCTGTAAGGTCTCGATAAAAAGCCCTAATCCTGCGGTTGTAAGCCTGAGTTTCGCTTTGCCCTGCGTCTTTATGCCCTTTTTCGTGGGTAGCAAAGTCATCTTCGTGAGTGAATTTTAGCGCATAATTCCGGCCGTACTTCTTAATGCCTCGCTTAACGTTTGTTGCGCCAGCGTTGTACGATGAAATCGCAAAATCAAAATCACCATCAAATTGCTTGAGCTTTTTTTTGAAGTACCTAACGCCTGTCCTGATTGCGAGTTTAGCGTCAGTTTTTAATTTATCTGGGTCAACACCCATTTCTTCGGCTGTGCGCGGCATTACCTGCAACAAACCAAGAGCGCCCTTTATAGATTCAGCGCCACGCTTGCCTGCGCTTTCCTGTAGCATCATTGCTTTGATTAACTGCCAGGGAATCTTGACTTCTCGACCGTCAACCTTAACAGGACGCTTATTCGCCTCTTTGACGTACTTCTTTATCAGATTGTCATAACGAGACGAAGTAGCCACTATTATTGTCGCTCAAGTTGATTTCGGTAACTGTCGGTCAAAGCTGCATTGTACAAGCGCTGGTAGAAACGAATCATTTCCATATGCTCGTCGGTAATACCTGCTTTTTTTAACGCCGCAGGGTCGGACAACTCTGCTTTGCTGCTAAGATTGTACCGAGACCGTAGTGATTCTAACATGGCATTAGCTTGTGCCATCTTCTGTGCAGGTGAAACGCTTTGGTCTATTAGTTTAGCACCAACACCCTTAACAAGGGCTGACCCGGCTCCCTGGCCAACCTGAGCCCCAAATTGACCCCCAAGTTGGCCACCTAAGTTTTCACCAAACGAGCGCAGGGCTGGCTCCATAACCATACGCAATGGATCTTCGTCGTAAGCTGCAGCCGTAACAGGACGAACAGCCCCACCACGCTGCCTTTGGCCGCCGCCAGGAGTGCTTGTAACAACTGGCATTTCTCTTATAATAGCCATTATTTTATCCTACCCCCATAGCACGACGCATTTCGTCCGAGTCGTACATGTATTGTGTAAGCGTATCTGATTGATAAATGTCTCGAGCAGCAGCCAAATAAGCCTCGCGGGCTCGGCCGCTAGTGTTTTCCGCTCTACGCATAAGAGCGGTAAAATAATCAACATCCATGTAATTTTGTTTACGCAAGCCTTCCATGTCGGTTTGAATGTTTTGATCAATATCATCTAAAACCTGACCTTCAAGCTCTGTCTTAGCCGCAGCTACATCGGACATCTCGCGATCCCGTGCAGCCTCTCGTTCAGCTTGCTGTTGCTCCATTTGCACTAGACGGTCCGCAAAGGAAGAGCCTAGCTGGGCTGCTCTAGTTTGCCCCAGCATTGAAGCTTGTGACGCCGCTTGGTTCTGACCCCCGCTATAAACACCAGCCAACCCGGTTTGCGCTTGCATGGAATACACAGGCATTAGCGCACTTGTCCGCGCTCCTTGCATAGCTGTTTCTTGAGCCTGTTGTGTAGCAAGCATTCCTCGGTCGTAAGTTTCTCGATCCAAAGCGCGCTGTGCGTCAATATCTTGAGCGCGCCTGTCTAAATCAGAGAACCTTTGTTCAAACATACTTTGCCGGTCAGCAGGTATACCAGAAAAATCTCTGGTTCTATTTCTTGAGTTGCGATTAGAGCCTCCGCCCCCTGCGCCTTGAATCGTAGTCATAATTACTCCGTAAGTGCTGACTTGCCATAAATATGCACGAAAACACCCCCTCTTGGAAAGGCGGTGTACGTACCTAAAGAACTGTCGCTCAATGTGGTTCCCGCTAAAGAACTAAACGCCGCTCTAACTTCAATAAACTGTTCTGCCCCATTTGTCGGTGGGTTAATTAAAGCGGCTCCGTTTGCGCTATCTGGCGTCTGTGCCCGCTGAAGCGCTCCTGTGCGGTTTTGGGTGCCAAGCTCTTGCCCAGCGAAGATCGGCCTGCCTTGCGCCGCCCAACCAATTCCGTCTGGAGTGCCAGGGTAAGACAAAGGAATAGACCACAAACCCGTGTTGCTAATTTGATTAGTTTTATTGTTAAGAGTGAAACTTGCAGGTGTTCTAGCAATCTGGGTGTATACCCTAGGCCCCCAGTCTGTAATTTGAAAACTTGCAGCTACTCCTAGCTCAAGCTCTCGATCTGACAATGGAAAGTTACCCAAGGTTAAAGAGTCTTTATCAAACGACAGTTGAACATGATGAATAGCCATCGGAAATACGATTGGAATAATAGCCCGATCAATAACTGCTTTGCTTACCGCAAACGCAGAAGTCCTTTTGCAATAAGTCTCAATGTTTGCGTTAGTAATAGCGTCCTCAAAACTAAACAAAGGCACAACCATTGAAAAATAATTTTGGTCTTCAAGAATGTGTTCGTTGTGCAAGATTCTGCTGTAACGGTCTAAACCACCTTTAAGACGGCTGTTTACCGCTGTATCTAAAACTTCAATTTGCGTCTGCACCCCTTTAGCGCCTGACGCATCGACAGAATCACCTGACGCTGGCGCTGTTAGGGCGACATGAGAAGCAACTCTTGTGTTGTTGTGCAAAGGCAGGTTGCGAGGAGCTAAAGGTGTTGTGTTGTATTTTTTTAGGGCGGCGTGATCTCGCTCAACTAACTCATGCGTAAATTCGGCCTTAACAACTACACTGTAAATAGGGTGCGACGTAAACGGCGACTGGACCTCAACAACATACGGCTTGTAAGGATCAATAGTAATGTTTAGCTGTTTAAATTTAGGCATAATGTCGATGAAGTCTGTTTCATCTGCTAGGCGGCCGTATTCTTCTTTGCTAATTTGAACTTCTGCGACGACACGCTCGTCAACAGCGCCTGCCTGGTAAATTCTTACATAAGCTGTTTCGTCAGGTGTTTCACCTAATTTGTATCTGTAATTTTGTAATAATGAAGGAGCCGTGCCGGTGCCCTTAACGACCCTAGCTCCTTGTTGCCCACCCCGGTCCCACGACAAGCAAAGTGAAGCTAGACGAATAACCGGTGTGTTTACCGTTGGCTCGTGCGACTCTAAGAACCACTCTTGCAATAAAGGTGTGTTAAAATAATTACGCACCTTACCAACTACGGTTCCCATGTTCCAAGCTAGAACAAACCGGCCTTTGGTAAATTTTTTATTATCGTTGTCGAGGTATGCACTTGCGCCAGCCCGAAGGCCGTGAATTGTGTCGTTTACTGTCTCAAGGTTATCGTAAACCTGAGTGTGTGTAAGAACCGTTCCTCTTGCTAGATTTTTAGGGGTCAGCTTAGTCAATGATCTGCTCCCTGTAAGTTATCGTATAAGTAACAGACGGCACCGAAGACGGAAAACAAAATTTTAGTGACGGATGCCCAAAAGCCAAACGAAAGTTTACTGACTGCGCTGCCGGCAGAGCTATGTTTAAATCTTCATTGTGGTAATACAAAGCCGTGTTGCCTGCTACCCATCCACTTAACGGAAACCCAGACGGAAACATGTCTACTGTTGCTGCAGAGTCATTATTAAGGTTTTGATAAGCGTACATAGATTCAGGAAAATTATTTCGATCAAACGCCTTTGCGTTCAATCGGCGATCTGTTGAATACTGCAGGTAGGGGCAGTCTATAATAATTCGCATTACCTGGCTGTCTTCAGGCCCTCCAACGCTTGCGGCAGTCAAAACTGCTGATCCATCTTTATTGCTGGTGGTTAAAGGGGCGGCACCTACAAACCCCAAGCCGGGCGAAGAGCCGTAATTACCCCCTACCGAGGCATACCAGATAACCTGAACTGATACGCTGTTAATTACTTTTACAACTCGAAACGCCTCACCTGTGGTGCCAATCGGGCTTCCGTGGACATCAACAACCCAACCATTGTTGCTCAGTGTTTGAATCTTGTCTCCCACAGCTAGGCCGTGAGCACCTGTGTAAGTAATGGTCCACAACTGAGTAGAGAAAGCTGTGTAATCGTCAGCATCAATATGAACGGTCACGCTTTCAATAGTAACCGGCCGGATAAATTTTGTAGACGATGTCCACACAAACGACTGCGCTACATCTGGCTCTGGAACCCCTTTAGCCCTGTAAACAGCCGGGTCTGAAGTAGCGTCAACATTAATCATAGCGTGGTCAATAAAAGGAGCTAACGGTCGATCAGATCCAGTAAGAGCGCCGCTTGGAAACGACGCTAACATCTGACGCGACGGGCCGCTGCACTTAAGAACCAAGGTTTGAAGTGTGTGTTTTTTTTGTAAATCTTCAAGCTGAAGGTTGTTGAACCGCTCATAAATGTCGTCAATTGCTGACTGCACCCGAGTGCCATCAATAGCGTGGTTTTGGCTAAATTGAATATTAGTAAGTCGTCTTGTGCTCACGTGATTTCCCCAACAACTGCAACGCCTGCGCCGTGATTTCGACCTGTAACGTTTAAGGTTCCTGTAACGCCTGCATCGCCACCTGCTGTGCTAACAACACTGCCGCCGCCCGGAGCGCCGGTAAACATACACCCATTTGCTTGCAGCTTGCCTGTGGCGCTTACGCTAACATAAGAACCAGCGCTCGTACCCTCTTTACTGAGAATACAATTCTGTAACAGCAACTTACCTGTCCCGCTTATAGTTATAAGCGCACCATCGCCTGAGCCTGTAAATATTGCTCCAGATATAATAGCGCTACCGCTAATTAATACCGGTTTTGTAAACACGGTGCCTGGAGCGCACTCAAGAACGTACTCTTCTTTTTTTACCTCTAAACCCTGCCTGCTCCCTGCGCCGAGCCGCACCCCCAAATGTTTTGTTTTATCGTTATTTAAATAATGATCAGCTAAAACATGTCTGCTTCCCAACAGCGCTTCATGCCTTGTTAGCATTGCAACAAAACGATCTTTTACAAACGGGTCAAAATACGTCATCGGTGCGTTTTCCGGCGACGGCCACCACCCCAGGCTACAACACTCATAAACAACTTATGAATCCGCAGGCGCTGCGCTTTGTCGCTAACAAACCCAAAGATCATTGCTGCAATTGATGAGCCCCTTGCTGAGGCGCTAGTAGCAATTATGTTGCGTTCTGGTGAGTCTACAAAATATGCATCCTGCACACTTGTGCTGCGGTATTTAGCACCGCCGCCGAACGTGCGCTTGCCTGCGTTTAGCCGTTTGCGAATAGTAGCAGACTTGGAAATCATCACCTCACCCTTGCCTCGACCACCGGCTTGGCCAACGTAATCTAAGTATTGTGCAGACATAAGGCGACGGTCGCCGGCCATGATAGTGTTGTATAAGCCGAAAGTCGGGGCGAGTGAGCGGCTAACATCTGCTTCGCCCGATGATTCCAAAAGAGCATAGATACTACGAGCGCGCAGGCTTTTCTCTTGGTCGATACCAACCATGCCGCTTTTGTATGCGTACTGCACAGTACCCGCTTCTTGGTTTTCAAATTGCCTAAAAGCTCCAGAGGTCAAAGAGGTTGCTGCTGACCAAGCATAGGCAGGTAATTGGTTGCCTGCAGCGTCATAGGCTACGGCGGTCTGGTTTGGTGACACCAACCAATTTGCAGTAGGAATTAAAACAAGATTGGTATCTGTAGCTGCTAGTGGCAAATTTTTATAAAACCGCATCTTGCCGACTTTAATAGTTTTCCCATAGGAAGTCATGGGTTGCCCTGCTGTTCCGGTGGCGTCGTTGTAGCTTATTGTAAGAGTTTTATTTCCAGACGGCGTTGCTGCTGGCGCAAGCGATACTGCTACATTTGCTGCCCCACCAGCGCCCTGAACTGGGGTTTTGCTCACATAAGGGTCCGTATAAAACCCATCCCAAGTCCACGATCCATCATACTCAATAGGTATAACAACTCCTGTGTTGCCCGCTCTGTTAAACGCAGCATAAAAAAGCGACGTAAACTCTATATCAAACTCTACATACGCTCGCGCTGGTGATGTTAAATCTGATTCATAATAGGTAGGAGGTTTAATATGCACCACAAAATTAGGGTCGTTGTTTGCCAGTGTTGCAGTATCAGCAATATACGGGCGGGTTTGGTATTGACCAAACAACCTTTTGTCGTCCGTTGGTTTAGCAGATCGGTCTAATCCACCACCCCTTGTAAACTCGAGTACGTAAAACGAGTTACCAGCAACGTAATTGCCTGACACTGTTTGGTTGGGGTCAGTAAAACCGCCAACAATGTAGGTTCCCTCGGCATCTGCTAAAATATTTAAGCAGTTAATAGGTTTGTACTCACGTACGTTTTGTGTGCTGCCGTAGCTTAATTTTTGTAATGATTTGAGCGGCCAAACACACCACATCTTTGTTACTGTATTGTAAGCTAAAATATGATCTTCGTACGCAATAAGCAGCGAATCGTCAGATTTGTTAAATGCCAACGTCGGCTGCCCTGAGTGGCTATAAACTGCCGATGGCTGATCAGTTGCGCCAGGGACGGCGCTAATATGAAAATTTGTTACTGGGTCTTCTAAGCCGTCTTTCCAATATTGAAATATCGGATCTGAAATAGTTGCAACCCGCCGTTCAGAGGCTAGAGCGTGAACCCCTGAACTCGATACCCAGCACAACCCAATAGGAGTAGCGCTAACCGACCTTGGCCCTACGCAGCCTATTGACTCTGAAATTCTAATTGCTGACGCTACGATCTTAGCCGGTTCATCAACATTAACCGTGCTGTAATTAACAGTTACCAACCATGTTTCATTGGTAGTAAAAGCGTAAAGGTTTCCACCCCACGCTTCTAACGCCACAATAGGTGTATCAAAATTTGCTACAACAAAGTTTCCACCCAGAATTGAACCAGCGTGTCCGGGGTCACTAAAGAAAATTGCGCTGTCTGATGCATAACACATAACGTTGCCTAAAATGGCAGCCGCATTGATTTTTGGAAACTCCGTGTCGTCAAAATAAACAAACTGCCCAGCTTTTCCCCTTGTGCCCACGATTGGCACCAACGCAGAAGACTCTGACTTTCCTGAACCAAAAAAGTTGCAAGGCGGAACGTATGTACCAGGCGCTGCTTTAGACAAATAAACCAGCAATTGACGATCTGGATTAGCGGCTTCAACTCGTGGATTGTTTGGGCCTACTGGGTCGATTCCAAAATATTGCCAAACACCAAAATCAGGACTCGAAATAACAACTGAATCCATCATCTGCTCAAAACTTACAGGTGAAGCTTCGTCGCCCGAGTGAACACCCCTAAAGTCGCCGCTGTCGCCGGTTGCTGTACCTGAAACACCAAAACCACGACCAGAGGTATACGACTCAAAATTCCCATGCGCCGTTTGAATCATCTCATTAGTACGGGTGGTTTGCGCTGTGTGCAGAGCAAACACTTCTTCGTAGTGCTCATCGGTGGTAAGGTCATACACACTAAACACGATGCCGTTTCTAAACCCGTGCAGCGTGCGACAAGAATAAAACAAATTAGCCGAGCTAGCCATGTATCCAACACCTGGCTGTGTTGGGTCTAAAGTGTCGGTCAAAGAAAGTTTTGCGCTAAAGACGCTAAGAATTTGCCGGTGACCGTACAAAGTGTTGTACAGGTAACTGCCTAGATGCTTTTCGTACCCATTTGCACCAACGGTCCACGTTGTTCCGTCGATAACTAATGAGGTACTTGCTTGTGAGCTAAACTGAGCCCGTTGGCCAAACCCAGGGCGCACTTCCATATAGCTAACCCCGTTAGGTTGCCAAAGATTTGAAATCCACTCTGGCTTTTGGACCTCTCGTACGTCCATGCCTTCTTTGGGGTATATGTCTAGCTCTGGGTATTTTGCTGCCATTAGAACACCGTCGTAGCTTCAACGGACCTTCCGGTGCCTTTGATTTGAGCGTCTTGAAGAAACGGAATAAACCGATTTTCATTTCTGCGGGTCATCTCATCAATTGTTCTATTTTTTGCGTCATCACGAACAAAATAACGACGACACGCCAGCAGGACAATAAGCTCGTGAAACTCCGCTAGCCTGCCACCAAATATAGCTGCGCCATCAGCATCTGCTGTAAAGTTGGTTACCCTATTTGGAATATAGTCGATTGCAATCCACGTTGGCGGCTGCGCAGGAAAATACAGAATGTTGTTTTGAATGGCTACGCCGTGCATTTCAGGCTGCCATTGCAGCGCTGCTCGAGACGGTACGATAACAAAAGGCATCATCCGTAGCTCATTACCCTCGTCGTACTCGTAAACGTTCAGCAGCATATCTGTAATGCCGTTTGCTCCCATAAGAGCGCCAGCACCACCAGTCTTCGGCTGCAACGTAGCTTGAGACAGATCCATACCGTAAAGATGGGGTTTTACGGCTGCTGGTTGAGCAGTAAAGCTGTACTGTTTTGAATCAGCTACTACCTGTGGGCCGTACTGACGGATAATGCCAATCCACTCCTCTAGGGCCATATTCAAATATGTGTTCACATCTGCGTCGGTAAGCCAAACATTGTCCGGCTCATCTACATAACTCCGCAACAGTGATCTAGCTTCTCCGCAATTCATTATACCCCCGTGTTTGCTCGTGGATCAAAGCTCTCGTAAGTTGCTGCTTGTTCTTGGTTCTCGGCTCTTTGCGCAGCCCCCTCTACAGTGCCGCCCCCGCCAACATCAGGCGGCCCAGGCGTTACGCCTAAAGGGCTGTTAGGATCAGCTTCTGGCTGCGCCACTGGATACAGAGGCGTCTGTAGTGCCTGCGCTGCTTGCGGGTTACCTTGAGCAATAATTGAAACAAAGATGCTTGTTACATAGTCCCTTGCTTCATTGGTCATATCTAAAAATTCTTCGCTATGCATAAAGTCTTCAAAGACCTCACGCATTTCATCAACTGGATCAGTCGGTAAAATAGTAATTTGATCACCCGCAACTGCGGCTTCAAGCGTTTCTAGGGCCATGTTGTAGTTGCGAATGGTGCGGAACATCTGGTCTTCAACACCATTAAAGTTAATAGCCCGACGCGCTTCCATTGGATCAAGCAATCCAAGCTGCAGCATTTCAGCAGCGCGCCGCTCACGATCTTTAATCTTAGAGGCAAACAAAGAACCAGCTTCAATAAAGATATCCGGCTCGTCGCTTAGATCGGTATTCTTAATCATTCGGTAGAACATGCCACCATCCTGCTTGAAGATCCGAACCATACGACTTTCAGAAAAGTGCGTCTTTGCTAAACTTAAAATTTGTTTCGCTGTTTCTACTGCAGACCGCTCAATACCATCTAAAACATTTTGCAACTGCGCGACATCCTGATCGACTAGCGCGTTGACGGCTGCTCCTGATTCGATGCCCGCTACACGCTTACCTAACGAAGCCCCGTGGACGCCTGCCATGTCAAGCATCTCACTATGTGTTCGATTAACGTTGTCCATAACGTAGTTAGGAAGCGGAGACAGGCCAGCTTGTTTAGGTGCAGGCGCAGCAGGGTTGTACCTAATTACGCCGCCGGGCCGATTTGTGATTTTATCAACACCAGCATTTACAGGAACAAGCCATTGCAGGTTACCCATAAGACGGATGTTTGAAATAATAGCGCTTCGTTGCGCATTGTATTCTCGCTGCGGACTAATCAGAGGCTCTAACGCCCCCATGCCCCAAAACCTTCCAGGCAATTTGTGGAAGCGTATAGCTCGAATTGGATAACCTTTAGCAGGGTCGTACTCTTTCTTATCGCCGTTATTGTCGAACAGAATTTCGGTCCCGCTGTAAATACGGTGGCGTCCGTCTTTATCCCAATACTCAAGAACCTCTACCCGCTCATTGTGGCGAGGCGGGTTTGTAATTGAAATGTTGTATTGGCTTACGACGCTCTGAACGTTCTTTAGCTCAACAATATTGACCTTTTCCATATCCACGTCAGGATAAGCGCGCCGCAAAGCGTGTGGCGCAATATAAACACGACGAAATAAATATTCGGACTGGTCAATGTCATCTACGTTTGGCTCTACAAACATGTCGTAAGGAGCTACTGCTTCAACAGCGATGTCTTTTTTATCGGGATCGTAGAAAGTGTGAATACCCACTGTGCCGCACGTAATTAGCCATTCAAATGCCTGGCGATACACATCCGGCACTTTGGCTTTTTCCCAGATGTATTGAGCTAAAGCTGCGTCAGTCTTCGCTTTTACTAAATCAGCTTTGACGGTTGATGCTGGCCTTGCTGAAATCGAAGGAGTAACAACAGACAAGTTTGCTGAGATTCTATTATAAATAGGAAGCAACAAATTAATGGTCAGCCGAATCATGCCCGGCCCCATACCTTCATTGCGGTTATACGATAAACTTGGTTCGTCTCGAAGATAATGAATACCACGAAGAAAACGTCGGCATAAATCCCACGTTTGCGCATCAACAATCATGTTGTCTTTTGCCATACGCAAGCGATCGTCTATGAGCGTTTTTAGACTAGTCTCGTCTTCATCGCCAAAGTAGTAATCACTCATTCAAGACCATCTCCAAAGAAAATGTGACTAGAGTCCTGCTCTAGTTGCTGTACATTTTTATATCGTCGGTACTTTTCCCACACATCAAAACCAGTAGAAGCGATGTATGTTAACATCGCTAACCAAGCTATAATATGGGTGGCGTATTCCATGCCCTCTCCCCCCCGCTAAAGGCCGAGGGCCATACGGCCCCCGACCCCTAGGGAGTTAGAAAGCTTACGCCTTCTTGTACTTGATACCCGCAATAACACCGATGGCTCGTGGGCACTCAGAGACAAGCTGGAAGTACTGCTTCCAGAAGCCTTCTTTAGCATCCACGAAATCACCTGCGCCGTTGCGAACCTGAGTAATCACCTCACCGTTGTGGAACGTTTCAAATGAACCGCTCTTAAGGGTGTAAGTGTTAATCGAGTCACGGTTGAGCAAGTAGATGCAGCCAAGCGGCACATCTTTGGAAATCTTGATCGGAATACCGTGGTAATTAAGACCACCAGGCTCATGCACCAGATCCGTGCCGGGCTCATAGACATAACCCGGAGCGTTTTGATTCGTTGCGCCTGGGTTGTTAATGCCCATAACTTCACGAGACGCTTGGATAATGCGCAAGAACTCCGCACGGGTAAAGCGGTGCATGATCAAGCAGTCGGTTGGGTAACCTTCTACAAGCTCAGCAAGGCCGTCCATGACCAACTGCACATCTTCAAGGTCAAGCTGGTTACCAGCAGAGTAACCACCAACACCCGCACCACGGCCAATCGTAGTGGTTTTGAAGCCCTGGCCACGAAGGATGGTGTTGTTAGTAGCGTGGCGGTCGTTGCTAAACGCACCTGCCGAATTAGGCAAGAACGCCAAGGCATTCAAGCCAACACACTCACGTGACGCCGTTGCTTGAGCGTTAGCAACTCCAGCGTCTAAGAACACGGGAGTGATCGTGGTGCTCAAATGAGCATTAGCTTCACCTGCAGCAATGCAAACGGCCGGGCTGTTACCTTTAACCATAACACAAATTTCGGTGTCACCAACTCCCGAAGCATCGGGACCGTGATTGCCAGCTACTGCTGCGTCTACATTGCTTAACGACACCAATGTGCAGGTTCCGTTGTACTCGTCTTTTGCTGTGCAAAGAAACGATGTTGCCAACGTACCACCAACAGCGTTGTTGAGCAGCGCCCAGTCAGCGGCAGGATCACGCGGAACGTGTACAATACGGAACGTGTCACCAGCAGCAGTAGTTGCCCCAGCGGTAATTTTGTTTGTTCCAGAAACAACACGGTTGACGTGCGTGCCTGCGCCCGAGCCGCCTTGGTCTACTAAGAACGCTACTGCACCGTGCCCAGTAAACATATCGGTGTTCAGCTTGTTCTTAATATCCCTTTGCAGGCCGTTCATCTCACTCCACATAGCACCGATAAACGCATCTGCGTTTTCGCCTGCTTGCTGCGGAGCTTTCGCCATCGCTTGGCCGGTAACCATGAACGCTGCGTAAAGATACGCACTGTCCACAATAAACTTGCCGTACTGCTGGCTGCTAGCAACTGCGCCGATCGAGGTAAGCGCAGCGCGGTTAGCGCCCGCCGTCTCGGACGAGTAAGTGATTGCGGTACTAGCAACACCACCGACATGCGTCGGAATAATAATGGTGTTACCTTCCCAAGAATGCGGACCCTCCGAGAAAAGCTGGTAAATAAGCGCTTCCCGATTGATCTGATTGCGAATCGGTCCCTCGTACCCCTGTTTTAG